ACCACCTGCGCGTACTGAATCTGCGTAGGGATCTCGGTGTCGGTGAAGTAGTCCGTCGTAATGCGGAACGGAAACCCTACGGCGTAGGTATTGATATAGGTGTCAGGCTTGCGCACGCCAGTGCGCGGCCACTGCAATGCCTGCGTATCGGTCGCCCGTGCGCCAAGGAATCGCTCGCGGTCTAGCCGTTGCGTCGCGGTAAACAGCGCCCGGTTTTTCTGGTCAGTGGTAGCCGATGCCCATGCGGTCACATCAGCATCCTGCACAAAACCGTCAATGATTGCCTGCGCTGCTGCCAGCGTCAGGTAACTGTTTGCGTCGGCCGCGCCTGGCGTGGCCACGATTGTGATTGCCATCGTCAGGCTCCGTTAAATCCAGTGTAGGAGTCGGCTCTGGCATAGAAAGAGAGGCCGCCTCCGTAGAGGCAGCCTCCTTTTCACGCAGTCGCCGGAAGGCGAACAAACCCATCAGACGCGCTCAAGGAGTACGCTGATGATCACACCAGCCAGAGCGGTGGTGGTGCCGGTCACGTCCAAAGACAGGCGATCGCCAGCCTCAAGGATCAGGTTGGCAGTGGTGCTGGTCAGCTCACCAGAATCGGCAGCATCGAACTTCTGCTCGGTCAGAGCAGTGCCCTTGAAGTCGATCTTGGTGGAACCGAGCAGGTCATCACCAGCAGTGGCAGCCTCGGTGCCTTGGCAACGACGGATCGTGCCAGAAACAGCAGAGCCGTCGCTACCGGCGGTGGCATGCACCTCGCGGATGGTGACCACTTGGCACTTCACCGGAGCGGTGAAGAACTGGACATCAGCCACCGAGGAGGCGATGTAGTGGTCAGCAACGATGTACTGCTCTGTGGACAGTTCAAACTGGGAAGGTTGTGCCATGGTTAGTTACCTCAATCAAAGTTGGAGGTGTTGCTGGCACGCACGATGCCGAGGTTCTTCAGCTCGTACACCTTCGACCAGTTGCCAACCGTTTCCAGCTGAGCACGGGTCGGGTTGGTGGTGGTGACGCCCCACTTGGCACCAACAGGGTGGTAGCAGTAGTGCAGGTCGATCGACATGGCATCGCTCTTGGCGAGGATGTCACGGTCGGTTTCGGTCTGCATTGCCAGCTGTTCGCCGGAGGCAACAGCGCCCTGGGTAAAGAAGTAGGTGGCGTACTCAGTCGAGCTGCCACTGCCGTCGGTCTGCACATCGTCAGACACAATCACGCGCAGACCCATGTAGGTCGGCACGCTCACGGGTCCGTAAGCGCCAGCAATGCTGCCGCCGACGAAGTCAGTGACACTAGAGGTCAGACGTGCGTCTGTCTCGGTCACATAGTCGATTGCCTTGCGCTCGACTAAGTCGTAGTACACCTTGCTGTGCATAGCAACAGCGGCCAGCTTGTCGCCTTGATCGCCCAGCAAGCTGCGGGCTTCGGCAACGTGACGGGGGCTCAGCGTGGTGGGGGTATCACCAGACTCGCCGTCAATGGTCAGGCCAAAGAAAGCAGCAGAGCTGGAGGTGGAACCAATGCTGCCGAACACACCGGCCAGGCAGGACAGCAGGTCCTTTTGGCGCTGGTTGGCAACGTAGTCAGCGATCTTGGCGCCGATGGCGGCCATGGGATCGGCACCAGCAGCCAGGGCTGCCAGGTCACGAGCCTCAAAGGCACGGCCACGGTGCAGGATGACGCCGACTTGCTTGTCAGCAGTGATCTTGCCGGGGGTCAAGGAAGTGCTATCGGTCAGCACCTCGAAGTCGCCGGAAAGGTTGGCTTTCCAGAAGGGAACGTTGATAAAATCACCACCCTCAGTTGCATTCAGCTCCGCCAGGGGCTGCACCACACCGCTAGCCAGAAAGGCATCACGCTGCGTGGTTTGCTCGATGACGTAAGGCGTAAAAACCTCTGGGATGATGATGTCAGAGCGAAGAGTCGCCATGATTCATCTCGGGTAGATTTGTGGTTGAGGGCGCAGCCCAGTCACCAGCGCAGCCGGTTGACACCATCTTAACGATTTGCTGCAGCTTTTAAACGGTCGTACATGTCACGATCTGTTCGAAACAGTCGCGCCTGCTCAGTGAGATTAAAAGATTCGCGGCTGAATGGATTGGCCATGCCTGCCGGGATGCCACCAGTACTGGCGCCGGCTGATGGTGCGCCGCTGCCTTGAGGCTTGGGTTGCTTCTGCATCCATGCCGGCAGAGTCTTAGCCCACTCGCTGACAGGTGTGCGCTGGTAGCCGTCAACCACCACCACGGTGCCGTCAGGGTCACGCTCGATCTGATCGGCGCTGAGTTTGGTCTTTAGAACCATGTCAGGGTCGTGCACGATGTCGGCCAGTGCTGTCACTGCTGGCGTGACCAGCTCCAGCTCGCGGACGCGGCTTTCCAGTGTGGCAATGCGCTGGTCCTTTTCCGTCGTCGCCTCACGGAACTGTTGCTCCAAAGCCTGTCGCGCCTCTTGATACTTACCTTGCGACTCAAGCTGCTGCTGTTCGTGGTTGCGCTTAAACTCCAATAGCTCATTGACATCAACCCCATCAGGCAACGCTGGCGACTTTTTGGCAGCACGCAATTCTGCAATCAGCTCTTTGTTTTTGCGCTCTAATGCCTCCACGCTGCGTTGCAGTGCGTCGGTATTGTCACCCTCGGTAGCCGCAGGCTCCTGGGTTTGTGCTTCATCAGACATGGATAAGCCGCAGGCTTAATTACGCTGCCATCGTAATGGCGCGTGGTGATCGTGTCAAAGCGTGAATGGGACACACCAACCCGTGAGCCATGGAATCCGCTGATCAAGCAGTGCCTTGAAGCAATAGATCGCCATGAGCAGCTGTACCGCAGCACCGGCAACGGCTGGCATGCGGCCAAAGCACAAGACCTGCGGTGGTACGTTGCTGAGCTAAAGGACTGGATTCACCGGCAGGAGGCGGCTACCACTTCACCTTGTCCGCCCAGAACGCTGGGGACATCTTCCCGCGAGCAATGTTTCTGGCGTGCCTTGCCTTAAAGGATGCCCGCCTGGCCTTGTCCGCGTCTGACTCGCCTTTGCGCGGTGGGCTGCCGCTGACGCCCTGCTGGCCAAACCGGATCAGCTTGATGGTCTCGCCCTCCTTGGCCAGCACCGCATGGGATTTGGTCGGGTGGTTTGGCGTCCGCTTGGGTTTGTTGTAACCCTCGAACTGCTCGCCGCGATAGGTGATCATCGCCGTGGTGCAGGTTTCAGCTCTGACCGCTTTTTGATGACCGCGTTGCCGGTTGACTCGGACTTGATCCGCACGATCGGATCGTCCATGCTGCCGACGCGGGTGACGCTACCGCCGCCTTGCGTTGGTATGGTCTCCCGCTCGCCGCCAATGCTGGTGATCACGCCAAAGGTGCGTGTGCCTTGGTAGTTCCAGCTAACCCGGTCGCCGCGTTTCATTTCTTCTTGCCGCCTTTCTTTGGCATGGGCTTTTGAGGCTTGGCTGGTCCGGTGTACTTAGGCATCACTTTTTACCTTTGGGTTTACGGGCTTTGCCGGCTTTGGACAGGGCGATGGCGACGGCTTGCTTTTGCGGCTTGCCGGCCTTCATCTCAGCTTTGATGTTGGCCGAGATGGTCTTCTGGGAGCTACCTTTCTTTAACGGCACCGTACCTAGCGCGCAACTGATCTAAGGTTAGCTCTGACCCATCATCGCGGACCAGCTTGGCGATGGCGGCATCAGCGCCATACTTGTCCGCCAGCCTGCGAAAATAGGGAGCCTTGCTGCCCAGCGCCTGCTGCTGACGGGCTAGCACATCTGCTTTGGATTCGCCTGGCATCTTGTCGTACAGCCATTTGCCGTAAGTGGTGTCGACCGGCACCTGCCCGCCAGCGCTTGCGCGGGTGCCTTCTGGTGGTGGTGTGAACCCAAGGCCCTCGTAGTCGATCACCGGCACTGTCGTGCTGCGGCAGTTGAAATGCTGCGGTGGTGTCGGTCCTTTGCCGTACTCGAACTGCTTGCCATCTAGCGCCCGGCATATTGCGCTGGTCCTGGTGTCAAGCGTGGCGACATAGCGGTATTTGCTGGTGATGTCTGGGTTTGCCTCATACACCTGTTGGCTGGCGGTGTTGGCCACTTGGTTGATGCTCGTGCGAACGAGGGCAACCACTTGATTGTCCGCTACTGCTGTGGCCTGCCCGCCTGCAGCAATGAGCTGCTTGACGGTCTTTGCCTCTTCGCCAAACTGCAGGCTGCCGATCAGCCGCTTAGCAATGGCAGGCGTCGGCTCTCCGGTCAGCAGCCCCTGCCGCACCACTTGCGAGAACCGCTCGGCCTGATCGACGGCGATGCCCCTGAATGCCTTGGTAACTGCCTCGCCATTGGGCAGCGTGATTGTTGCGCCCTTGGCAGCGGTCAGATTGAATGCGCCAGTGCCGGCTTGTTGAGCCAGTGCCTCTGCGCCATAGACGGACTTGAACAGGTCATCGCTTAGCGCGACAACGTTGAGCTGCGTTGGATCCGTCGTGACCACGCTTTGCGCAAACTGCGGGCTGATTTCAACGGTGCGCACTGCATCACGCGCGCCAGCAGGCAATGCACGCCGCAGTTGATCAGTCACAAACTCAGACTGCAATTGCGCGATGCCCTGCAGCTCGGTGGCTGTGATCTCCGTTGCATCACCTGCCCAGGTGCCGAGGCTGTCCTTTAGCTGTGCCAGGATCGCCCGCAACCTGGCAGCTTTGACCGGTGCTGCTAGCTCATCAATCGTCCGCAGTTGATTAACTGCATCAATGATGATGTCGTTGTATGCATTAATGATGCGCCGCGCAACGCTATTGCTGAACCTGTTCAGGTCAATTGCGTTGCGGTATAGCGCTTCTGGTGTGGCCATTAGATCACACCAAGTTGCTCAGGGCGATATTGGGACCTGATGCATACATTGGCGCCGCGGGTTAATGCACCCTGCACTGCTGCAGCGAAGGCGTCGTAACCGTTTTGGCCGTCTTCCATGATGCGCAGCTCATCCACTTCATCGGCTTTACCGTCTTTGTACCATGTCAGCCGGATGACAGCTAGCACCTCATCAGGCAGGTCGCAAACGGTGTAATCAAGTTCCTGTTTCCTGGGCTTCTTCGGCTCCATCCAGATCATCAGGTCCACTAGCCAGTCTGTCAGCTTGTCCAGCAGACGGTAGATCAAGCCCCGCATTGGATGTGGCCTCCAGCTCCTCGTCTACATCAAAGTTATCGCCCAGCACATCGCCTTCGGCCAGCTCACGCAGCAGGGTCTCTTGGCTGATGGTACCAGCGGTGTAGAGCGACAGCAGCGCGGTAATGTCCTGCGGTTCAAGGCGTGCGCCGAGGAAGTCGCGGTTGACGTAAGCGCTGCCGGCGGCGGTTGCGTTCCCGAGGTACTGCGCGTGAAACTGCAGGCAGTTGTCGATCATGTCCTGCATATTTTGCGCGATCACCATCATGGTGCTGTCGCCTTGGCTGCGGTCAATGCGCTTGGCTTCTGCGGTCTCAGCACTCAGCTTTTGGCCTAGCACTGCCGACAGTCCTAGCTCATTGATCTGTAACGCAAGCTGCTCTAGCCGGCGGAACTGTGCCTCAAAGCTGCGGCCTGCAGGCTCGATGTACTCGGCACGGCCTTCGGCGGGGAATGCGATCGCCTCGCCAGGTCCGGCTGATACCTCTTCCGCTGCTGACGGGAAGCCGTAGAACGCCAGCATGGGCACTGCTGAGATGTGCAGTTGGTTGTCGAGATCCGACTGCACTTGGTAGGTCTTGAGGTTCAGCTCTGCGATGTCCTCAAGCGGTGGGCGTGACTCCATGAAGCCATGCCGCTGCGCGTAGGCAATTGTGAACGGGATCTCGCTGAGGCTGGTGCGGCCTTCATCAACGACGGTGAACTCGCCGCTGTCCTGCTTGCGGTGGATGCGGTACTCGCCAGGTGTCAGGACACGCACCTGCTCGACTGCCTTTTCGCCAAACTCGCCATCAGGCACTGTGACCACTTCAGATAGCCGCAACTGAGTCAATACCTGCCGGCCTTCTTGCGTCTCGGTGCGCCAACCAAGGATCTGCCGGGGTGTGTAGGTCACCCAATAGGGGCGACCCCCATTAGCTGGTGCATCCACCAATGTACCAATGTGGCCATAACGGACCATCTTGCGGGCGGCTTCATAGGTCCAGACATTGAGGTCATTGCCTTGCAGGTCTACATCGAACAATTGCTCGCGGATGATGTCTGCGGTGTCATCCAGCCGCACAGGCTTGCGGGTCAGCATGCCGGCAAGCATGCGCTCGAGGCGGATGTAGTACGGCGGGCAAACACTACGGGCTAGGCGGTTGTCGTAGGACTCGTCTAGCTCACGTGGCTCTTGCGGCAGGTAACGGCGATGTTTCTTGCGCATGCCATAAGTGCCCTGCAGCAGATCCTCGATGAGCAGCCAATGTGGCTCTTGTGCATACCAGCTGGTGTTGGGATCATTGACCTTGGCAACGGTGCGCTGTGCAAGCGGCCTGTCGTAGAAGTTGTACCCGCTATACACGGCGCCCTCGCCCAAGTGCTGACATCAGTTTAAGTGCTTAATATAGCCTGATACCTGTGCTGCGGCCTGCTGCAGCATGCAGCGGATTGAACTCGCGCCACACCAGGTAGCCAAGCGCGTCGTTCATATGATCGAACCCGGCATCTTTGTCAGGTTCACCCTTATCTGTGTAGCACTGCAGCTCGAGTGACTCGATCAGCCGAGTGCACTTATCGAGAATCTGGATCCTGGATTCGCCTTTGCCATTCTCCAGAAGAGCTTGAACAGCAGCCACCCGATCACGTACGGGGGGATTGGACCGTGGGGATTGATTCTTGAAGCCATAGCCCTCGAGGATCGCGATGTCGGTTTGAGTTGCGTTTGTACTGCGATTGCCACCTGATGCATCTGGGTACATGTAGACCGGGTGTTCAGGATACCTTGACCTTATCGCTTTCGCAACTGCATCTGTGTCATGGCCGCCGCTCACTTCATCTACCACGAGCAGCCCCTTGCCACGGCGCACAGCAATCACAGCTGACATATTGCCCACGTTGAAGTCAATCCCGATGCGCAGCGGTTCAACCCGGCTGCTGTCATATTCATCTGTCGTTACATGCTTGCTGCGGGTGAACCTGTCGTACACAGCGCCGGTGTTTAGGTTGACGAATTGCCCGTCGAGGTATGCCCGAATCAACTGTTCGGGATAGTTGGCCATCAAAGAGTCGATGAATCCCTCTGGCAGGTGTGGGTTGTCCTGGGTGCGCGCACGAATCAAGTGCCTGTCTGAGGCTTTGGTGCGCTCGAAAGTGTCATAGGCCCAGCCGAAACCCTCCGGCGTGGTCGCCACATAGAACTGTTGCACATTGCCCGATCTCAAGCGGGCGAGCGCCATTCGTGCAGCCTGCTCGGCCACACGTCGGTTGGCTGTATCAACCTCGTCGAATCCGATCGCGCACAGGTTCTGACCCCGAATGCGGTTCCATGTCTCCATGGTGCGCAGCAGGATGGTGTGATCACCTTCTGCAAAGTGCAGCACATACTCAGGCAGTGGGGATACCCGGTAGTCGAATGGCAGGCCCAGCTGCTCGAGCATGTCATCCAGTGAGCGCACCAAGATGTCACGCAGCATCGGCGCCACAGGCTCAAATAGCGCAGACACATATCCGATGTTGGCTGCCGCAATATTGATTGCCTTAGCACACAAGCCATATGTCTTGCCTGCTCCAAATCCACTCACCAGGCCCAAAATGCGGTGCTCGGTGTTAGCGCAGAATGCTGCCTGATGCGGCAGCAGACTGGCATTTAACTGCTCGAGGATGCGTGCTGCAGTAGGTCCACTGTCTGTGCCAGCTGCCAGAATCGGCCCACTTGCAACGCAATCAAGGATGCTCGGCACCTGCAGTTGCGTTGTAATGGTGGCGATTTTACTCTAGCCGAGTCTCGGTGTCATGTCCAATATGTCTGATGTAAAAGAATTCGTCGAGATAGCTGCTAGATATCCATTGCTTACCGCTGAGCAAGAAATCGAGCTTGGCAGGCGAATACAGCGCTGGTTAAGGCATCCTGAACCATCACCTGGTCTAAAACGCAGCGGCCTGAGGGCTAGGGAGCAATTCGTTTGTTGCAACCTGCGGCTAGTGATATCGGTTGCCAAGAAATATCAGCGCCGGATTGAGGGTACTAGCATCACATTCAGTGATCTATTGCAAGAAGGCACCATCGGCCTCCAACGGGCAGCTGAGAAATATGACCCCGAATGTGGCTATAAGATGTCCACTTATGCGTACTGGTGGATCAGACAGGCCATCACCCGATCGATCGATATGAAGGCCGGCACTATCCACGTATCTAGCGGCGCTAAGCGCAAACTGCGCAAGTTCAAAGATGCTGCGGCTGAAGGCGGCACTATAGACGAGATCCTCGAGCGGGCCGGTCTGGTCAAACGTGACCTGAAACTGATCGAGCAGGCCAGCATGTGCTACAAGGTGACCTGTCTAGATGCTCTTGACCTAAGTGGGATCTAGCCAAATGCCGCACGCATCATGCTGCGCGTGGAGGCACGACGCGAAGAGCTGCGGCGCATATCACGCATTGCAGCAGAGTTGGCAGCCGCTCGTTGCTTGAGTGCATTACCACCACGTTTGGCAACTGCTTTGGCTGCGCCTTTAGGCGTTTGTTGACGCACGGTGTCCATCACTGGAGATTTGGACCGCAGTGTGCGCGACTTGCCGCCTATAGGAGCACCAGCTTGCTGGGCTGAGCCCTTAATGCTTGATCTCAAGTCCTTGATCCGTGCATTAGCACCTCTCAATTCTTTGGCTGCTGATGATCTAAGGGATGCCATACCAGCATCACCTTTTGGCAGGGCCTTGTTGGTGCTCGCAGCACGTTCCCGCAGACCAGCTTTCGAACGATTGATGCTCTTCAAAGCTTCGGTACGTTGAGACGTACCACCACCTCCACCACCAGTTCCGGAGAATCTGCCCTTCGAATCGCGTTTGATCGCCATCACTCGAAAGCCTCTGATTCAAGTCTAGACCACTCGTGCTCCCAGGCGAGCGGGTCTTGATCACGCTCGAGAAGCACACAGCAGATGTAGTTGCGCTGCTTGGGCGTGAGTTTGTGGAAGTCGTGCATCAGCTGGCCCTGTGGGATGTGATCACCGAAGCCGGTAAGCGACTGCACGATGTCGAGCATGCGGGTGTCTTCCAGCTTGCGGCTGAAGGCATCTGAGAAGAAATCACGTGTGGTCTCAAGCATTAGGTGTCTCCGATAAGACTTGAATTTTGAGCTTTGCCGCTCGCTTGGCCCATTTCTGAGCTTTGGCTGTATCGCCACAACGCTCATAGAAGATCTGCCACTCCAGCGCCTTGATCCAAGCGGTGGAGATGGCGTGCCGCTCCTCGTAGCTCATGCCCGCACCAACTCCCGGGCAGGCTTGTGATAAGTGATCTGCTGGCCATAAGCGCCAACTGGCACGGTGACTGATTCCAGGGCATCGCCCCAGATGAAGTCGTAGAAGTAGAAATCAGCGGCGTCGCGCTGGCTGAACCAGGCCTGCGGCTGGGCGGCCATAGCAGCCTCATAGCTGGCAAATTCGGTGACAGCACCCGACTGGCTGTCGGTGGTGTAGATGTCGCCGTTGCCTGCGCAGTGAATGAAGATCATCTGTCCGCTCCGAATAGCAGGTCCCGTTGCCTGCATGTATTTATCATATCAAGACTGATCACAAGGTGTCAAGCATTTTGTAACATCTCGCAAAATCAATGATGCATATTGACAGGTGCGTTATAGCCGATATTAAATGAATAAAGGGGACCACACGGCATCAACTAGTGACTCACACTATGACATTTACACAATCTGATCTGGCTGCACACGGCATCACTCGCAAGAGCAAAGAGCTGTATCGCGGCAACACCAAGCTGACGCCACAGCAGGCCCGCAAAATCCTGTCCGAAGAACCACCGGCGCCCAGGGCCGTGGCAGATGCCGGTTTCGAGCGACTCAATGCAGCCACGCAGGCATTCTTTTATCAGCTCTGCGAGCAAATCCAATCCGCAACGCACGATGCCAGCATGATGGTCGGTGCTCAGATCGGCAAGGATGTCCCGAGCATCGGCCTGGCCAATGCACCTCGCTTGTCGAATCTCAAGAAGGCTGGCCTGATCGAGCGTGGCATCAAAGGCTGGCTGCAGCTTACAGACCAGGGTCGTGCAGTCTTTCTGGCATCGATCTGACCTACCTGCTGCGAGAGGGCCTCTTCTGGCCCTCTGATATATCCGAGGCTATGTCAATGCCTGCGAGCCGCTACATGGCCTTTCCTGGGCTTCGGAGCGGCCTTTCCGTGCGCGTTAGCGCTGAGCATGCAACCCAATCAGCGCGTGCATCTCCTTGAAGGCACCTAGCGCCACACCCAGGTTGCCCTCATCCTGCGCACGCACTGCCAGAGCTTCGAGCCTGGTCAGCTGCTGTGCCATGAATTCATGCCTATCCACGGCCAGTGCCTGCTGCTGCTCATGCCTGATCTCTCGGATCAAGCCATCGGCGCACTCAGGATCGATATCGAGTTGCTCGATGCACCCATTATTGATCCGCCACCTCGGCCACCCCATATCTAGCCACAGCTGAATCTGCTGCTTGACCTCTTTGCGGCGCCTGGGTGATATGCCTGCCATGCCTCAATACTAGGTGTCTTACACATTACACACGTTTTCCTTTTTCGTCCTTCGTTTTCCCCCTTCCTTTTTTTAATTCTTCTTTTTATATATAGTAAGGTGTAAGAAAGGGGTAAGAGGCCAATCCGGACGGGCAGATTGGCCCTTACGCGGTTTACAGACCTATACTGATTTTCTCCATATAGTTTTAAACTCTCCTGATAGATCCTTACGTGTCTTGTAGTATCCGAGCGATCGCAATACCCTGTTGACCCTTGTAAGAGCCCTGTAATCCTGGCGTTCTATTGGGATCTCTAGGCAGTTGGTTAAGACGTCGCTTCCAAGGACGTACTCGAACCTACGCACAGATAGCCACACCGCAATTTTATCACGCCACGCATCCTCTGCATACATATGTCGGTTGCGTGCATTGTTGATTTCCGTCTCATCTCCGTTTAGGTACCACTCAGCCCCGGCCAGGTACTCGCGACGTGCGCTGCTCCAGATCCGGTCGCGCAGATCCTCGATCTTCTCGGAATCGATCTTGCTCTCGACTGTGTATATCACGAATCGCCTATTGCCGGTCTCGTCGCTGAAGAATCCATCATGCTTATTGGTGGTACCACATAACACAAACTGTCTGGGCCGCTCTTGATGCCCCTTGCCATATGCTTCGCGCACCAGATCGGTCTTGCGGGTGATGAAGTTCTTCAGCCCAGCTGACTCGTGGTTCTTGATCCCACCGTCCAATTCGCCCCATTCGGCAATCCAGCGCATGTGCAAGCCCACAATATCATCTGCATCTTTATTGGACTTAATGAAGCCCTCGTAGAACCAGGGCTCGCTGGCCAGGGTGTTGTAGAAGCGGGTCTTGTGCAGGTGCTGATCACCAGCCAAGATATGCACAAATCCACACGGGCAGCCCGGTTCGTAGATCCTGGCCACCGCAAATATCAGCCACTTACGCAGAGCGCTGTTATCGAAGGGCTGTGCGTCGCCGCCAAGCAGCTCGCCTGCGATGTTATCCCACACCGCATCGGGCAGCGGGTCTGTGCAGCTGTCTAGATATTGGCGGATCGGGTGATAGGGACGCTGCATCGATGCACTCAGCAGCGCATCCTGCGCGGTCTGCGTCTGCACATCGATCCCACTGTGCTGCAGGTCCACATAGGCCAACCGCAGATCGCTCTCGTCCATGCAGCGGCCGTCTATCTCAATCGCCCGCTTCAGCAAATTAAATCTGAGGGCGGGTCCAAGCCCCACATCAACAATGTGCTTTAAGGCGAGCGCCTTGGGCTTGACCATCCGGCCTTCGGATGTGTGATGCTGCCCGATGCGCTCGTACCAGGGCAGCTGCGGCAGCGAAGGGCCTTCCATACGCACCGCAGCACGCAGGCTATCCTTGGTGGCGCCGTCAGCGACCCAGTCCGCAACGTCGTATCCATCACTCAGATCGTCCCAGGCATCGGTGTTGCTCGGCTGCGGCCAGAGCCACCTGGACCCAGGGAAGGCGGCGGACAGCCGCTCCATCAGCTCGATCCCAGGCCGGTCTCTGTCGGGGCACAGGATCAACCGGTTCGCAGCCAGCTTGGGCATGTCGGGCATTTGCGACCGCCACGAGCCGCTGCCATTCGGCACCGACGTGACGTGCAGGCCTAGCGCCCGCAGCGCCTCGGCACAGGATTCGCCCTCAACCACAAACACGATCTCGCCGGCCTCAGGCAGCTCGTCATACCACAGCGGCAGCAGCTCATCTGTCTTGGTGCCCTTGGACCAGGCCATGTCCTTTGGGCCATATGTATAGTCGATGCGCTTGTGGATCGCCCGCTTGCCAGCCGTTGTGAAATACTCCCACTGTCTGGACTGCAGGATCTGCCGCTCGGCGTGCCGCTTAAATGTCGTGCACTCGGCCTCGAGATTGATCTTGACGCAGGCCCAGCCATCTGCCACCACGTCACCTACCTTGAGTTGCGGGTGCACGTCCAGCGGGCTGCAGCTGTGGCCTATGCGGCAGTAGAGCAGGTCATCATCCCACTTGCAGCCACTCGACTTGCGGCCACAGACAGGACAAGGCGTCTTAAGACTCGAAAGCATGGTAGAATGAATTGGAGACCGGTTGAGCCCCTGGGTGCCTGCACCTGGGGGCTTTTCCATGTGTGATCTTAGCAGAACTGTCAATTACAGCTGTAAATCTGTAATTCAGCTCAACAGACTGACCGCATCATCCACAGACCGGGCCACACCAGCGACGCCGCCGTCACCCGTTAAGCGGTCAAGGAAGACCCGTTGATCATCACGCAGGTGCCCGACTGGGGTCTTGATCTCGATGCCGCAGAAGACGGCTACCTCAGACCCCACCATATCAGATGTGATCTTCACCCGCTTCCACCCCACCAGATCGGGCGAACCCGGCGCCAGGCCGAATGTGACCAGCCGGCCAGTGCGCTGGTCCTTCAGAGCGCCACAGTGGTTCCGGAACATCACGACATCACAGCATTCAGCCGAGATCGCTAAGCGGATCTGATTTTGGAGGACAGTTTCCGGCTGAACACCCATGCGCGAGGTTCTCGGCAGCTTGATTCACTGCCCAGATGGTGGCAGCACGCTGCACACTGTAGGCGTGCGACAGTTGATGCACAATCATGAGCAGCTCGTCGCGGTTCATCGTCTCCGCATCACGGCGGAGCCTCTCCATGAACAGATCGGTCGAGAGGGACGGTTGCATCGAGGCCATAGCAGTCCTCCAGGTAGTTGATCCGGCTGGTGCCCTCGGGCACATCAACCTGGACCGTGACAGAAACATCGTGGCGCTGAGATAGCAGCCAGATCAGTAGGCGCGTGAACCGGGTCATGCTGATTTGATGTTGCGCAGATCGTAGACAGTTGTTGACCGCTTAGCAACCTGCACCTGGCAGCGGTCTAGCGCAGGTTTGATGACGGTGCCCTTCTCCCAGCCTGCACCCATAAACACCTTGACCTGGGCGCCGCGCTTGATGGCGCCGAAATTAGTGAACATGAGCAAGCAGGACAGCACGGATCTGGGCAGTGGATTCGTCGCCCTCCGGCGCAATCACGTCTGCGATCGCCAGAATTGCGCACATTGCCCGGCACTCGGCCTGCAGGGTGCAGTTGTCGTGCCGCTCGTGCCAGTAGGCATCGAGCACAGCTTGATGCAGCTTCATGGCAAGATCAGCGAGCAGATCCACAGCACCAAAGCACACACCAGCCAATAGATCATCGCTGCCAGCAGTGCATGTGTGGGGTCCACTATTCCTCCAGCATGTCCACCAACTCGAGCAACTCGAGCAGGTGTCTTGCAAAAGCCACATGGGTCATCACCGCGTGCGGAGCTGGAGGACGCTTGTAAGAATCAGTCCACCACTCAGTGAAGGCGGCCTCAATTGCAGGATCGTTCATGGCCAGCAGGAGCAGTGGAATTGGGATGATGTGCCCGGCCCGAATCTAGGCCAGCTACGTAGACCATGAGCAGCAGGGCCATCACAGCGGCCCGATTGATCCAAGCTGAGTTGTTCATGTCAGGTGTGGTAGAAGTGTGGGTCAGCCGTAGACGCGGATGCCTTCGGCATTGAATGCCTCGACAAACTGGTAAGAACTGTGAGGCAGCTGTGCAAATGCATCAGCCAGATTGCGAGCTTCAATATGCAAGGTGCCTTCGACGGAAGATGACAGGCTATTGAAGCTGTAGATGTAGAGCTGCTCTTGAGTGTGCATGTCAGGCGGCGCGGGTGGCGAGTTCAGCTTTGATCATCGAGATCCGAGTCTCGACTTTATTGCGATACAGCTGGATGTTGGTGCGAGCCAGCTGACCACCGGCCTCGACCAGCTCAGCTAGTAGGATGCTGGTGTCAAGCTGGGTGCAACGTTCGGGAGTCCAGAATTGCATGGTTGGCGTGCAGTGGGGGCTCTTTGCCCCCGATATATATATCAAAACATTTCAAAAGATATCAAGTCAATCATCGATATACAGTCTGTAACATAGCATATCATGATTTACGGCTCTTCATCACTGAATAGGCCCAGCCGGGCTTATATCCGCGCTCCTTGGCGATCACAAGCAACTCCTCGAGTGTCCTGGCCTTGCCCACTTCGCTGCGGCGTCGTTTCTGCTCAGCCCGCTCATCGGCGGCAGCACGCCTTAAATCAACCTCGACCAGATCAGCCTGCACCTCGCGTGGTGGAGCTTTCTGAGTCACCGCGTGCACGTGTCCGCAGTATGGGCAGGCGGCAGCAGGCCGGTGCACCCCATAGCAGGCAGGACACACTCGGATGGCCACGGCAGCAAGTTCGATGCGGCTCTTTGGTGCGATCCCATCTAGACTCCATGCTTTCGGCGTACAAGGCAAACCATGTGTAGCCGAGTTGCCGGCACAGTCCAAGATGATGGCCGGTTGATCGCTTGGGCGCAGTGCGCGGCCAACCTGCTGCAGATAGACACTCAGGGAGGCAGTCGGCCGCAGCAAGATGGCACAGTCGCAGGCCGGCACATCGAAGCCTTCAGATATTAGATCGACGCTGACCAACACCTGTATGGCACCTGTCTTGAACCGGTCGAGCCGGCTGGTGCGCTCAGCTAAATTCAGAGTGCCATCGACGCTGCAGGCAGCCACACCAGCGGTGTTTAATGCATCAACCACCAAGCCGGCATGCTTGATCGACGTGCAAAACGCGATGGCGCGACGGTCTGCAGCATATTTTTGATAGTTGGTCACAGCGGCATATAACACCCTGTCTGTGCTCATGCGCTGTTCGATCTCTTCTGTCTTGTAGTCACCGGCACGCTTGGCCAGACCAGACAGATCGGCCCCGACAGGCGGCGCATACAACCGGTAGTCAGACAGGCAACCGGCACCAATCAGACGGCGCACACCCGGACCCTCGATCAGCACGTCGAATGAATCGCGCAGGCCTTTACCATCCAGCCGCTGTGGCGTAGCAGTCCAGCCGATCACGTGGGCATTCGGATACCCATCGAGCACCTGTCGCCAAGACTTTGCCGCACAATGGTGGGCTTCATCGACGATCACCAGATTTGGCGACCATGGAAAGCTCGATAGACGGCGGGCGACAGCATTGATAGATGCAACCTGCACCTGCGCATGCGTCACCGGATGACGCGGGGCGATCACACCGTGTGGCACACCCATTGCGTTCAGGCGCCGGCTGGTCTGTTCAATCAGCTCACTGCGGTGCACCAGAATCAGCACGTTGTGATTTCGGTATGTGCTCAGCTGTGCGATCGTGCAAAATGTGTGTGTCTTGCCAGCACCGGTGGGCAGCACCGCCAGAACGCGTCTGTGGTGCTGCAGCTCGGCACGCAGCGCATCGATCAGATCGATCTGGTAGCTACGCAGTCCCATCCGTCACCTGCTTGATGATCAGCTTGCGTACATATGACTTGATCCTGCCGACTCGATCTGGCCCCAAGCCTTTGATCATGAGTAACTCATCAATATCGGCCTCCAGCACCTGCTCGACTGTCTCATATCCAGCTCTGAGCAGTGGATGCAACAGCTGCCTGTCCATGTCCGTCGTCAGCAGTGCTGTACCATCGCACAGTGCCCAACGCGCTGCATTGAGCGTATTAGTGAAGGCGAATTGATCGTCTGCATCCCAATAGCGCACCATATCGGCACACAGCTTGCGGTAATTAGTCATCAGACGATCGGCAAAGTGACTTGCTCTGATTGGCCTTGATATTTGCCAGACCTGGCTTCATAAGTGGTCTCGCAGGCTTCGCCTTCCAGGAACAGAAGTTGGCAGACACCTTCGTTGGTGTAGATCCGGCAGTCAGCGCCGCTGGCGTTGCTGAACTCGAGGGTCAAATGGCCTTCCCAACCGGCCTCAGCGGGGGTGACATTCACGATGATGCCCATGCGGGCGTAAGTGGATTTGCCAACGCAAATGGCCGTCACATTCGGTGGCATCTTCAATCGCTCGAGTGCGACGCCGAGTCCATAGCTGTGTGCTGGTAGGATGAAGCACAGACCGGATACGCCATGCTGCAGCTTGGCGGGTTCAAGATTCTCTGGGTTGAATGCTTTGGGGTCCATAATGGTACCCGGCACATGCCTAAAGATCTTGAACTCGCGGGCAGACAGCCGCAAGTCGTATCCGTAGGATGACGTGCCATAGCTGAGCACCGGCAGCACGCCGTTGTAGCGCTCAAGCTGTGGTGTCAGTGGCGTGATCAGTCCTGGAGTGGTCCGAATCCAAGTGTCGTTTTTGAGCATGAAGTTGCTGCGAACTTACATATCCTATCACATCTGACAATACTTGACAACTCAGATCGATCATGATTTACTTGATCGGTCCGCACTTTTACATGGACTTTCAAACCTACCTGACCCATCCGGGCATCAACAAATCCAAATTGGATTCGATTGCCAAAAGTCCGCTTCATTATTGGAGCCGCTGGATTGACCCCAACTTCATTCCGCCGGCACCCACGCCAGCCATGGAATTCGGGACGGCGCTGCATACTGCAGTCCTCGAACCCGAACGATTCCAGATTGAGTATGCGCAGGCACCCGACGTCAGCCGCACCACCAAGGCTGGCAAAGAGGCATGGGCAGAAGCGGCCGAAGGCGGCAAAAAGCTACTCAAAACGGATGAGTGGTGGTCGGTGCAGTATATGCTGCGCTCGATCATGGAGCATCCGATGGCTCGCAAAATCCTCAATGCACGTGGCGTCAGCGAGCAATCGCTATTTGCCGTCTGCCCGCATACTGGGCTTGAGCTGAAGTGCCGTGCTGATTTTCTGACTGCTTCGGGGTGGATCATCGATCTCAAAAGCACCCAGGATGCATCTGTGAGCGGCTTTCAGCGCTCAGTTGCGAGTTTCCGCTACCACGTGCAAGCAGCGCATTACCTCAACGTGTGCCGGCTTGCAACAGGTGAGGCACCGCGTGGGTTCGCTTTTATTGCAGTCGAGAAGACCGCGCCATTCGCGGTGCAAGTCTTCGAAGCCAGCCCTGAGCTGATCAAGGCCGGCGGACTCGAGGCGATGCGGAATCTGCGTGCAATCGAATCTGCCCTTAAAACCTATCCTCCCGCGCTTCCATGGCCCAGCTACAGCGAAGAGATGGTCCAGCTGCATCCGCCGACTTGGATGACACCCAGCCTGCCGGAGATGTGATGTCTAGCCTCTCGCAAGCATTGGCCAAGTTTCAATCTGAGCACCACAGCGCCAAGCGTGGTGGTCGTGGCAATTACGGCCAATATGTCACTTTGGCAGACGCGCTGCAAGCGGTGCAGCCTGCGACAGCCTATGGTCTTTCACACAGTCAGCTCATGTCCTACCTGGGGGATGGACTGATGGCTCTTAAGACCGTGCTCATGCATGAGTCGGGTGAGCAGTTGGTCAGTGAGCTGCCACTACCAATCAAATTCGAGAGTGGTCGTGGCAATTCCATGCAGCAGCTCGGATCAGCCCTCACATACGCCCGCAGGTATGGCCTCTTATCCATCTATGGTCTCGCCGGTGATGAGGACGACGACGCTGAATCAACATTTGTGGCAAAGAAGACCAATCGTGATGCAAATGATTTCATCTGATGTTTTAATACATCTGCATTCTTCGATGCATCACCACCTGCAGTGACCTGCCAGAATGACCCAAGCTGTATCACAAGTGCTCGAGAGAGAGCACCTTTTAACACCAGGTGAGCTGGTTAAACGTTGGGAGAAATCCCTCTATCCCGTTTCCCATGTGACTTTGAGCCGCTGGCGCCGCGATGTCAAAGGCCCCAAATTCATCAAGATCGGCGCAGCCGGTCGAGTGTTCTATCTCCTCGAATCGGTCGTCGAATTCGAGCAATCCAACAACATCGGAGTTTCCATCAATGGCTAATCCTGCAATCAACGCCTCGCTGTT